ACGAACACTACCACGTATGCCTAAAAAGGCATATTGTAAATATCCAAATAAATGGGGCATAACCGGATCAGATCCAGTAATAGTAGAACCATAAATTGGATAAGCAACAGGTAATATAACACCTTTATGATTAACGGTGAACATACCAGAAACCCAAGCAGTGGCACTACCAGTCAAGGTAGTAACATAACGTTTAAGCAATGTCCGAAAAGATAAAGGCAATTCACCAAAATGATGCATAGAAGCACCATTCATGTTAACATTTGTATTATTTAAAATATAACAAGGAATTTGAATATCGGATTTCTCAGAGTGATATTCCGCAGATTCTGTCCATACATCATCAAACTTTTCCTCAACTCCAAGAGCAGAGTTAAAAAGCCTAGCAAATGGCAAGTTTGTAGAATCAGGAACTTGAACCATTAAATCTTCACAACTAACATAAACATTCACATGTACAGGGTTGCCAACAGGACCAGTGAGCTCCGTAAAAGGAACCACACCAATGAAACCATTACCATAAAGATAACTAAGTCCAGTGGGCGCAAAAGTATCTTCATTAGAAGCATAATAATCACCCAATAAACCAGCAGATTGAACCATCTGCCAAGCTCTGGGCTGCGCCCATTCAACACAGATCTCTACATCTTGAGTCTGTTGAATATCAATAATCTGCATAAAATTCTTGTTCAATGCAATATCGACAGAAATAATATCTACCTGTGCTAAATTGGGTTCATAATAAATTGCTAACTTACCACGATGAAAATTGGAACACACAATCTCAAAATGATACCGAATAGTACCATGCCAATATTCAAAAGGAGCAGCAGCAAAAGCCATAGCAGTGGGCTGGAAAAAACGATTCGTCTCATCGGCATAATTAGTGGTAAGTTGAGGTGTGACCAAACATGTCCATATAGGAAAAGTTAGTCTAGCATCAGCAACTGTCCAGTCGAAAGTAGTCAAGTAGGATTTAATAGATGAAATATTCGTAATAACTAATTCATCATGATCAACTCCTACAATTCTAGGATCAACTGTAAGTTCCTGTCTCGGATCAACAGAGATCTTTTTAAGCGTCTCACCTCCCCCACATTGTGCACCACAACGAAAAGGTTCATTCTTAACATATATAGGTTCAACTATAACAGTAGGTTTAGACCAACCGAATAAAGAAGCAACGCCTGAAATGCCATTAAACAAATCAACACTAGGCATTGCAAAAGAACGTATAAAAGGAATCTGTTGCAAGACACCCATTACATGGGCCATAGACGAAGCTACTCTTTGCACAGGGCCAACAACACGTTCATCAGATTCAGTGGTAATACCTACCTGTGTAGCTGTAGTACAACCTAATTCAACATTTTCTAACCAAACATACAACTGAAACGCAACATCAATAGAAGTAGAACTCTCAATAGATAAATCATTAATAGAAACTAAAAAGAGAGCTCCTGCATACTCACAATCCTCATAAGAGGTGGTAGGAGCTATTTGTAAAGGTGAACTATTGTACAACCTGAACATATTCTTAGTAGAAATAAATGGACAGATCATATCAATAGGTTTATTATTCTTAACATCACCTACAATAGCACCTGCAGCCTGAGATAAATAATTTATATACAAAGGCCTACAAGAGGTCGGGTCAACAACCATAGTAGCATTATAATTAACTATATTAATGTTTCGTTGAGGATATGGCTGATAAGAACATAAAAACTTACCGAAATGAAAAGGAGAACCAGAAACAACAATACGAACATGCAAATCTCCAGAGAGATACGCATAGTTCCGTAATTTTGCCCTAACAGCTGGATTCAATGTATACAAATCCCACAACTGATAGGTAACAAAAAACGGATCACCCACATTCCAATTGAAACTATCAATCTCGACTGGACGTGAGAAGAATTCAGAAATAGACAAATCCTCATCCTGTCCCATACGAAGGTAAGTACTTATACCAGCATCTGTAACTTCTGGCATCGTACCTCCCATATCTTGAAGATTTTGACGTATATCAAGGACAGCAGGATCAGGTATCCCTTCTTTAATCTCATTTACCATAGATTCAGTGGTAATATTATAAGTAGCGCCCTCAAGCTTTCTTTGAAAATGCTTGAGGGTCTCTTCTAGGTCATTCAACCTTGAGAGCGCCTTCTTATATTCACCAAACCTTTGATAAAAATCAGGCCTAGAAAAATGTGAATGATTATGTGTCAACTGATACATAGTAACATTTTCCTTGAAACTAAGAACTAAATCATCTTGTTCCTTAATATCAGCCTCCAACTTTTGTATTTTTGATAAAATCTTATTTAAAGTAAACGAATTTTTTGCTTGCCATTAATACTCTTGGGGTAGTCGACAAAAACATCCCAGAGTCGGAAAAATCCCAGTTTGTCTTTAGGGCACATACTGGACTAAAGGGGCTAAACAACCCTCCCGCAAAAATAGGTACTTCTCAAGACTATACGTATTTCCAAATATAGAAAAGAAAAATATGTACATATTTACAAATAAAAATGACGCCATTAGGCGTCAATCACCTCAGGATAAATCCTGAGATGAACCTCTTTAAAAGAAGGAAGGAGTTTCAAATATTCATGACAACTCCCACCAAAACTCTCAGAGAGGATTTTAGCAAGATCATTACGTAAAGACATAAATGGCTCTTCTGCATCCATATGGAAATAACACTCCCACAAAGCAGACATACAAGTAGCAACCATTTGCATCTCTTCAGTAACGGCCTTACTAGGCAAATACCATTCCAACGACTTATAAATGGAATCTAGGGATAACAATCCTTCCCAAACTCCTTTATTTTCCTTAAATACAAAATGACGTTTCAAAAAAGACATCTCATCAACTCGCACAAAGGGTTCCAAAACATTACTCTTAGAAGCTGAAGTATAATCCATATCAAACAAATACTTACACAAAAATTGATACACAACATTATTAAAATGCGAAGCAAAAGCTGCTTTAACAGCAGCTAATAAGTCATCACCATAAGTGACAGGCTTAACACATTCAAAAAACTTAGTATCTTGTAATACTGGCACAGAATACCAAGCATACATTAACATAATGTTATTGTGTAAACAATTATCTTCAGCAGTAGCATACTTACCAGAAGGTTGTAAACCAGGTTTCATAAAAAGATCACCATTCATCTCTATTAATGGAAACGTATTGTCAGAAAGAACACCACGCACCATTAAAAGTGCATCTTTATTATAACCCAAAGCTTCACAAACTTTATAAACAACAGTATTAGCAGCACGTATAATACACAAAGGAGTAGCAATATCAAATTTAGAATAATCGCCCTCTAAAATATAAGGAGAAAATTCAGCAAGTTCTCGAACAAGCTTATCACTACCAGTATGCATATTAATACCTACCGCAGTGCAAAAAACATCATCACACTCAACCATAAGTGAATAAAAAGAGGCTAAAAAACGACGACTCATAATCAAATTGTCTACTGGAGACATATAAAAAATACGAGTATCACCCATCGCCACTTTCTTAACAGCACGTGGTTCATCCTTAAGTTGGGCTGAAAAAATAGCACTAGAACAATCCAAATTCTTATAACATTCTTCTATCTCTAGAAGACGCTTTTTCAAATCAGAAGTAGGTTCTCTAAAAACAAAACCTTCTTCTTGAGCCACTATTGGAATATGAGATGATTTACCACCTGGAAATCCAAAACCTCCAGATGTACTTGCATTAACACGACGAATAAAACAATCATCTTTAACTCCATTAATAGCTTCCTCCACAGTAAGTGGAGTAATACTAGTAATATTACGATCACGTAACATACTAACTATACGATCAACATACTCCCGAATAACACGATTCAAAATCTTAACATCCAACAAAGGAGGATCATTATTCATTTTACGTAATCCCA